TCTAATTCCCTGTTAGGCATATAAAGTGCCTGCTTTCAACGAGAAAAGAGGGAAATATGGAAAATATATACTCTGTAGCTGACGCTTTAGATTTATCTAAAGAAGTGTATCACGCAGAAGATATTCAAAATACTGAAGTTGGTGAGTTTTTAGACAAAGCTCCTGTCAATGATTTAGTGTTAGCAAGAATACCTATCTCAAGTGCACAAGACGCTACAAAAAGAGTGCAGTCGCATACTGACAAGAATATTGCTTCAGATGTAGAAAAAAACGGCACTTTTAGAATAGGAGATACAGTCTTTCATACTTCCAAACCTTATAAGTATAAGATGATTGATTTACCAAAATTTTTTATTTGGTTATTAGGCGATTTAACTACGGAGCAAATTGATATGTTGTGTGCAGTTGTTGGACCAACTTTTATTCCTAAGTTAAGAGCACTAGATTCAATTTCATCTATGAGAGGAAAAAACTCTCAAACTATAAGGGACACTTTTATTGCTCGTGAATATGGAGACGATAGTAAATTACAAATGATAAATTTGAATTCTAGTACCGCTCCTAAATGGGCTTTAAATATGGAGGAAGGAGAGAGATTTGAAAAATCTTAAAGAATTAGCTAAGCCTTTTGCAGGTTTAGTTAAAGGTGCAGCTCCAGGAAAGTTTGGCGACTATGTAGAACATAGTGCAGTCACTCAAAGATTGTTGTTGCATTGTGGTGCTTATGACCAAACTGTCATACGAGAAATATATGATGAACATAAGGAATATGGAAAAACATTAACTGGTGTTGTTCTTGCATTAAGACTAAAGATTGACGGAGAGTTAATCACAGTACAAGAAAGTGGATCAGTTGATAAACCATATAAAGTAATTAATAAAAAAACAGGAGAACGTATGAACAATGGCGAGAGATTAAAACTTGCTATATCTGACGCTCACAAACGTTGTGCTATGAGAGTAGGACTAGGTTTACATTTGTGGGCTCAAGATGATTACTTTCTCTATGACCAATTGGAGGTTAAAAATGGTGGAAGCCAAAAAAATAATAATAGCTGAAGAAGACCTTAAGGGCTCAGCTAAGTTCGATTTAGTAGCTGGAGACTACGAAGGAAAAGTTGTCTCTGTGAAAGATCACTTAAGCGAGAACGGAAATGAAGGTTGGGTTTGGGAAATTGAAGTAAAAGGTGTCAACTTTAAAATGTGGACAATGTTTACTAAAAATTCCAAATGGAAGATGATTGAGGTAATGAAAGCTCTAAAGATAGATGTATCTACTGGAGAAACTTCTTTTAATCCTAATGATTATATCGGTAATTTTATCGGTGTTGAGTTAGATAAAGAAGAAGGTAGTGATTATCTTAATATTGTCAAAACTTTCCCAACAGTCGGCTCAGCTAAA